GTCTGGCCTGATTGTCTCTATTCGGCACAATCCGCCCGACTTCCCTAAACGCCTATTCAAAATGCTCCAAAGCAAAGCAAATCAGCTCACTCGTGAGAATCACGATAATGCTGTGCTCACTCAACTTTATCGGAACGGTCTCAAGGTCCGTGTCGCCTTAGACCCTGAGCATTACCAACTGCTCTCCGAAGCTTACTCCCCGATGATCATCATCCCTGGGAGTCAGCAACCACCATCTGGTTCACACCAACTTGCCGCTGCGCACCAGTCCATCGCTGCTGTTGCACTGGCAAAGTTCGTTGAGAACCTAGACACATTCATTGAGATTGGCCCCAACGCTGCCTCGTTCGCCCGTATAGCCATTGGGAAACAAAACCCACATGCCTGTACGCTGCGTTCCGCTCGCGATCAAGGTCGCCATCTCTCATCCGCGATGTCCAACGAAGTTCGCGGTTACCGCCCGACAGCCACCCAAAACCTCGCTGTCCAGTCCGGAGGCATTTCTCACAGACAAATCTGGGAAGACATCCAACATCTTGCCTCCGGCATCCCAACGGAAACATTCTGTCTCAATGGTTGGCAGAATTGTATCGCCACTGCGCAGGTGGCCATTTCAAACCATTCTCTCTACGACATCTCTTTCCAGGATCTTGCCGTCGGTATGCGCAACCACGGCACCCACCGGATCAAGGCCTTCATCCATTTCCCGACTGAGGCTATGGACGTTCAGGAGTGGACTAGCTATGAGAAGGGCTACCACTTCAAACATGACCTCAAGACCGGCAAGATCACCTTCGGTTGGAATGGGGACACCGCCTTCTCCTACACCCATGATTACAAAACCTGGATGTCGTACCTCACCACGGGGGGCTTTTCGACCCCTTTCGGTTTTAATGTCATCATCGAGAAGGTCGCCTACCACGGGAGCCAGTTCGAACTCAACATCTACCGCTCGACCGCATCCGGAGACTTCTCTTTCACCATCCCGAACGCTCTCTCGGATCTCATCAGGGTCCCGAATTTCCGCATGCTCGCAGCCCGCAACTTCTGCAAGCGTAACTTCGATCCGAAGGACCACTCTAACTACATCATCACTGATGGCGCCAAAGTGCGCAAGCTCCTCGATTTCATCAACGCCCGCGCTGAGAAGGGTTTCAGTTTGGACGTCGTCAAGGCCTACGCCCGCACCCTTGTTTCGGAGATTCGCCTCGGTTCACGCACCGTCGAACAAAGATGGCACTGCACCTCGTCAGAGTTCTCCGACATCTGTGTGTCGGTTTATATCCTCTCCGCGTACCAACGTCGCTTCGATGCCCATATCATCGACGCCGCCTTCTCCCACATGGACAAGATCGGAGCCGAGCGCAGTCTCTTCGGAGAGATCTACGGCTGGATCTGCCAGACCTTCAACATCCTCCATCACCACGCGAAAGATGTCAAAGCAGCCCAGTCCACATCTAACCTCTTCCATCGGTGCACTCTGTCCTTTTTCGAGGATTACCATCGTCACGACACATTCAAGGAGTGCGGGTTCAACGAGGAGGTCTTCTTCTCGTATAACATCGAGACCCTCCCTGAGGCTGAACAGACCCTGAACGAGATCATCCAAGCCCAAGAACACCAACCCGCCCCTGAAACACCACTCGGTCGCATCGCTCCTGACTGGGCCCTCAAGTTCAATAAGCCCGTCAACACGGATCCGGGCATTGGCCCTGTCTATCTCGCCGAAGAACAACATGACATCCTGGTGCGTGAATGCCTCCAGGGTTCCGAGAAGGCCGAAGCCAGACCTCTCAAAATCGCCCTCAAGAGTGCCCACGACGAACTTGTTCTCCGCAAACCATCGCGGCTCCATCTCGAGAACATGTTCGCATTGACCGGCGTCCCTGGTGGGGCGAAAACCGGCACAATTATCAACGAAATTATACCGGCCACCATCCCATCCGGTCCGGTGCTCGTGCTTTGCCCCACCCGTGCTCTCGCCGACAAGTACGAGAAGGAACTCAATGCGCCGTCCCAAGCATCCACCATTCACACCGGGCTCCGCGCGCTTAAGAAGCAGAAGTGGGCCTTGGTTATCATCGAGGAAGCATTCACCCTCCCGATCGCCTACATCAATTTCATCGCCGCCGAACACCAGGTGCTCATCGTCGGGGATCCGAAACAGATCCAACACGTCGACTTCTCCGGCCTTTGGCGCGGCGTCACCATGCTGGAAGCTCTTCTTCCTGCAATTCCCCGCCACCACATTACTGTGACCAAGAGGTGCCCACAAGACATTGCAGCCCTGCCAATCATCCGTGCGGCCTACCCCGGCATCTCCTCGGATTCCAAGCGCAATGCATCCATCACCCACGTTAACGCCAATTTCAAGAACGACCAGGCAGTTAACGTCTGCTTCACTCAACTCTGTAAAAGTCAAATCGAGCAGTTCACTGGCCGGAATGCCTTCACCGTCCATGAATGCCAGGGCCAGACCTTTTCCAGTGTCATCCTTCACTATTCCGGTACCCACGCCGAAGAGGAACTGATTCGTAAAAGCCCCAACCACTTGATCGTCGGGCTCACACGCCATACCACCAACCTCTTCATCCGGGATTCCTCCCCCAACGGCGACCTGACCACCTTCATTAATGACAAGAGCCCGCTCAACATTTCTGCCGATCAGTCTAATGTGGATCTCCAAGCCGTCGACGCTGCCCCGATGCCTAAAGGAGTGACCATGGAAGAGACCGCACCAAAAGTCACGCCCTACTCCTTCTGTAAATCCGAGGTCGGCACCGCGTGCCTGGTGCTTGACAAATACTACCCTGCCGTGGCGCCTCGCGAGGAAATTTCTGTCACTTCCACCCAATTGGAAACCGGGAAAGATGCCAAAGGTGTCATCAGGCTCGCCGCGCTCGGTGATGAAGAGCAGTTCGAATCCAAGCCTCACAAGGTGTACAGATTCAAGGCCCCCCAACGTGTCATGGTCACCAGAGGGCACCAAAGTCACCTCCTCCTGCGCACCAATCTCGAACGACTCACCCATTCCACCAAGAATCTGCCTGATGAAGCCTGCAAACCACTCGCCCAAGAACTTTTCCATCGCGTCGAAGAACACTTCAACTGGGATCTTCCACAAAACGCCCACCACCAATGTTTCCTGGAAGCCATCGAGAAGATGCAAGAACGTGGACACGACATCTCCAAGCTGAAGGAAATCAATTCTTGGACCGATCAGTCTGTCAATCTTGTCAAATCATTCCTCAAGGCCCAACAGAAACCAATGCTCGGTAAAGACCCGTTGGAAGCTGACAAGGCTGGGCAAGGCATCTCTGCCTGGGAAAAGACGCTCAATCTCATCATGGCACCCTGGACCCGACTCCTCGAGCAAGTCCTTGTCAACCAATCCAAGGGGACCGTGCGCATTCTCTCCCAGATGTCGGACGTCCAAGTCATGGCTATCCTCGAGAAAGACACCGTCGAGGGTGAACGTTACATCGACAATGACTGGACCAAGTTCGATTCCAACCAGAATAACTTGACTCGCGAGATCCTCAAGAGAGCCCTCATCCGCATCGGTTGCCCCGCGAAACTCGTTTCATACTTCTGCGAACAGCTCAAGACCCGCCGCATCTGCGCAGCCCAGTCCTCTCTTGTTGTCAATGACAAGAAAGACTCTGGCGCACCTCACACCCTTGTCGACAACTGTCTTTTCAATCTAGCGATTTGTCTAGATGTGATGACCGATTTCGACAAATTGTACATCAAGGGTGATGACTCCCTCGCCCGCGGACCCAACGTCGCATTCAATATGGAACGTCTCAACAGGTACAACAAGCAATGTGGTTTCCAGTTCAAACCCAACTCTTCTGCAGTCGGCCAGTTTGTCTCCTTCCTCGTCTCACCACGAGGAGTCGCCTTGGACCTCGCCCGCATCACTGCCAAGATCACCTCTCGCGCCTACAACAATAAGGAGGATTACGACAACTACGCTTCCGCTCTTGCCGGAACTTTGAAGCCGATCGACATTGACGCCGGGAACAACATGTGCATCGTCAACTCACTTTATCACTGGAACAATGCCAGAGTGACTTCTGATTTCGACGTGCTTCTCTCCTTCATCGCTCGTTTCTCTCGCGGCGAGATCCCATTCAACGAGCTCACTCAGCACGAGGCCATTTTCTACAAGACACCTGGCAACAACAAGCTCGCACACACTCAAGGCAAACACCACCACGACAACAAACGCACATTCAAGAGGGGACTTGCCGCCATCGCTAACACTCTCTTCTAGGGGTTATTAATTTTCTATATTCCTACATGCAACTCCAAACAAACATGCCGCGCAAAACAAACATGCCACGCAAAACCATGATCTTTACTGCCCGATCCCGAAAACAACCCGGGCCTAACAACAAGCCCAAGCGATCGGCGCAACCTCCAAAGCAGAAAAGAGCCCGTGTTCCTCGCCCCAACATGTCAGAGGTCCACTTCCGAGATGTTGAACGACTCCTTACTGTCACCATCTCCCCTTCCTCTACTCCCGGTCAGCTCCTCGCACAGGTCCCAGTCAACCCCCTTTCCCCACCTCGTCTCCAGTCCGTCGCACGCCAGTTCGACTCTTGGCACGGCACGATGGCACTTGAAGCTGAGACGACCGGCAATGCCTTCTCCAAGAACTATGTCATCATCAGGCACCTCCCTAACGGCGATCCTGCTCAGATCCCAAGC